GTTTCTGTAATAACTTAGCCACATCATCTATCAAAGCTCTAAGTGTTTTCTTCCGCATATCACTCTCTTAAATATTTTAAGTTAGGCTCTATAACCTCACTCTCTATGAGCAGGTCTATGTAGTGTTTAGCTTTTTTCAAGTCCTCAATACCATTCTTACTCCTCCACCTAGTAACATACTTAACCACGTTGGCTTCGCAGTAACTTAAATTGTTAGCCTGGATATACTCTATGGGTTGGATTTTAAAATCCTTATAATGATTCCCACCTACTTGTATGTCTTTTGCTTTCATAAGTAATCTAGGTTATCAGTAACCTCTCCGTTCCTTTTCTTTTGTTGGTGTTCCGTAGCCCTCTTCATGGCTAGTATCTTGTTGGACTCGTCATAGGTATTCCAATTAATCACATCTTTGTAATACCTGCCACAACCGACACACCAGATACTCCCCACGGTAGAGGTAGAGCACACACCTCTACAGGGATTCCTAACCTTAGCTACACCTTCGGTAAAGGGCATAGGATTGGAAAGTGTTTGTTCACACATATCTCTACGGGCCTCCCGTATCTTTCCTCTAACTTTCCGCAGTAAGTGCGAAAAGAATTAATTTCATCTTTTTTGTGATGGATACACTGCTCACAGTGTTCAAGAATATTTAGTTCGTCAAGTTGTCTCATGGTGTTACCGTCACTCTACTAATCTCGCCTTTTTCTTTATCATAAGTGATTGCCAATGCGCCTCTTTGAGAATGCTCAAATCCTCTAGCACCGTAGGCATCTCTAGCGTTTAATGTGGGGTGTCTCTCTATCACCACTCCAGACACCTCTACTACTTCTTTGGTGTGGTAGTGTCCTGTACTAATGTAGATATGCTCAGTGTTAGCCATCTGACCACGGAACCTTGGCTCAGAAAAGAACTTCCCAGCCAGCCCCCTAATCTTAGTTAGGTGTCCATGATGCCATCCCAAGAAGACATTGCCCCAAGTAAATGAGTAGTATGGGAACACACTATCATCTACAGTGACCCTCTTGTTCTTTTTAAATGCCATCTTCATTATGGCTTGCAACCAGACAGACCCAGTCAAATCGTGATTACCCTCGCACATTACTACATGAACGTGCTTATGCTTATGCAATAGCATTTCTACCGCCCTTACACAGGTTTCTACGGCGACTTGGACTAACTTAGGGTATCTACCATCTGAATCAAGAACGTGCCTATTTAGGGGCGTTACAGAGGTCAAACCGTCCCAGTGGAGAAAGTCTCCCATTTGAACGAATACTGCCTGTTCAGAGTCTGGGGTTCCGTTAATCATATCCCCAAATGCTTTGTATAGAGTATCCTCTGCTATCTTAATATCCCAGTCAGCACCAGTCTCTTCGTTCCAAGAATATGCGCCTATGTGATAATCAGTGATTGTGTAAACTGAGCATAAATCTGCATTAACTTTTTTAGGAGCTTTGACTACGGGCCAGGGTTTTATATTCTCTTTGAGGTTGTCACATAACTCCCTCATCATTTCTTCTTGTCTTTCTTTATCTACCTCTGTCTTGACCCATTGAATTTTGGCATTTCCGTCAGAGTCAAGAAGTGTAGACTTGCCTTTTAATTTATATCCGTCAGGTATGTGATTGTCTGATTTTTGCCAGCCTTTCTTAGCTGCGTTACTTTCTACTAATTTCTTACACGCTCTTACATTATAATCATTACATCCAAGTTCCTTTGCAGCAGCAGCAGAAGTTCCAAATTCTATCCATGCTGAAATGTATTCTTTTTGCTTATCTGATTCGCAATACTCTAATAGTTGCGGGTCTGGAGTTGCCCTAGCATTTACATTATCCCATTTAGTGCCCATATCTATTCCTTAATTGGCTTCAATGTGTCGAAGTAAAGGCCATTCATTAAGCAGTCCCTTGCCCTTAATGACCTAACTCTTAAATCTTGTGCTGTATCAACATTTTTTCCTATGAACATGGTTTGGTAAAAAGCAAATCTTCTGGAAAGAAGCTCAATACTAAATTCCTTAGACATCAAAGGAAAACCACTGTTAATAATTTCTCTTATGTCTTCTTTTTGATTAGACGCAAGAAGGTATGGCTTGTTCTTTTCTATGTATGATATTTCTTTATTAGTAAACGCCTTCCTACTCTGATTAAGATTCTTAATCTCGTATGGGGTTAGCTCATCAGTCAAGGATTCTTTAACCTTTTGTCTGTCAAATATCCTGAGCTTTAGTATTTTCAAGGTATTCTCCTTTTGCCTCTAAAATAAGTCCATCCTTGGCGCAAAAGTTTTGCATCCAGTCCAGGAAAAAAGTCATCTCCCCTACTGTCCAGTTAGCAGAACTTGTAACCTCTGCCTTCTCGCCTCCCTCTGGGTTTTTAATAAACCTTAGAAGGAACTTCTCTTTAGTGTCAGTGTAACACTTAGTTTTAAGCCACCGATTCATGCCCTCATACATGGCATCATCAATGTCTTCTGTCTTCCAGTTATGCTTTGCAGCTTCTCTTATCCAAATGGCTTTAAGGGCTTTCTGAGACAGGGAAGAGAGGGTGAAGTCCTCCACCTTCATCCCCCCGTCAGAGTAAGCTATGTTAGCAAAACCAGTCTTTTTGATTAGCTTATCAATGTCCTTAAAGATTTTCTTTAAATCTGAAAGGTCACTAGCTACCGCAGATACTGGCATATATCCTCCGCTTTATAACCCATTGCCTCACAAACACTAAAGAACGTAGAGCACCTCATATCTTTCCTATTCAGCATAGCATTGTAGTTAGATGAAGCCATTCCAATATCTTTAGCGATTTTGTATTGTGAGACTCCAGAAGATTCGTGGAGACTCCTTAGCACATTCCCAAAATGGTCTACCACGGAACATCCTCGAAGCTATCAGTAGATTCAGGGGCTTTAGCTTTAGCTTGCTTCTTTTCAAAAGAAAAACTAAGCACTGGTCTTTTGGGATTATCTGAAGTGTCGTTCTTCCAGGCACTCACTAGATAGTCAGTCCCTCCTATGTTGCACTCGCCTTTTAGTGCTGGTGCTTTAGGGTTATCGGTTTCATTCTTCCAAACTGCACCTCTGTTAGTGTTATCGTATTGCATTTATTCCTCCGAATATTTATTGACTAATTTTTCAATTTCATCCACTACTTTTCTTAGAGTTTTATCAAGACAAGATATAAAATATTCGTCTCTATCCACTCTAACTATCAAGGGCTTCATGTCTGGATGGTATGCCATGAAGTCCCACCACTTCCTACCAGTGATATACATACAGCCTTGAACCTGCTGAAAGTATTTACTGGGCAATTTGCCACCTCTTAAATAAGATACCATAGTACCTCCCAGAGGGGCTTTAATTTCCAAGCCTCCATCGTCACCAATCAAACCATCTGGGCTTGCACCAGCTTGATAATCATCATGAAGACAAAAGCCTACTTCCTGAACTTGGTTCCCAGTCTCTATGATGTACCTGTCTCTAGCGTAGGGTTCCAACTCAGTGCCACGTTGCATAGCATCAGTTACCTTTACATAAGTAGATTCACCTGTAATAGCCTCTGCTACTAGCGCATCAACATAAGCCTTGGCCTGAGTTGACGGTGTTCCGTTTATTTTTAAAACTTTAGAAAAGTTAGAGGCAGACGGTACTCCCAATCTAGCTTTTAACCACTCCTCACTACCTTGTTCGCAGTCTATTAATCTCATCTTCCCATTGCCCTTTCGCCATCATCGTCATCATAGGCCCGTAATCCACAAATGGATTGCAAACCATACCGACGCGCATAAGTAATCGCAGCAGTGCCTTCTTGTGGCTTAGGACTCGCTATAGGCAAAGTGTAAGACTCTTGTATCCACTCACCCGAATCGTGCATCAGGATGGTTGTAACGCCTACCCCTCGCTCCGTAGACACCGGATGCTGTGAAAAGGACAGGTAATTTTTATTCAGAATTGGCGTAACACAGTCAATAATTGACTCAATATTTGCGTATTTAGATTTAAAAAATGGATTGGATTGGTCTTTTTTAACCGCCTCCATCTCGCTTTGTGCCTTTCTAAAAGCTGGCGCAAAATGTCTTAGTGATTCGCTAGTTTTCATTTTTCCTGCTCCTCTTTCAAAAAAGCATTAACAGTAAATACGTTTCCTTCGTTATCTCTGAAGTAATATTTACTGACAGTGAATGACCTATCTTCTGTATTAAGAATTTTAGTCTTAATATCTATATCCACAATATCGTGGATATTTAAGCTGCTTAGTGTGCTCATTTTGCTGCCTCCATCTCTGTCAGATAGTCTATTCTTTGCTCTTCGGCATATTCTTTTGAGTAGTTGTCTTGCCACTCCTCCAGAAGCCCTTCAAAAGCCAAATCATCCAGAATGTAAGCTAAGTATGACTTCATGCCTTTTTTTACCATGCCTAAATATTTTAGGTTTGCCTCAAAGTCACCGTTCACTGCCTTAGTAAGCAGTATCTGAGCTTCTGCGGCATCTTCAATGTGATGATTCACCTCATCCAGGAAGCTCTCATCGTGACTGAGAATGGTTAGCTCCTCTTCAACATTTTTGTCTTTAATGTCTGCGTAGCCGTTTTTGATAACGTAGTCAGCAATATTTTTTTCTATGTAGTCAGTTAATTTACTCATTGTTTTTCCTCCTATGGAATTTAAATTATTATTGATAATACTATTTTTGTCAACAGCTAAAACTCAATTTGTTGAATTATTTTCTCTTCAGTGTTTTCTTCTTTAATATCAAACACTTGGTCTATTTTGTAGTCCATTGCCCTGCCCTCCCTGGACACAAATTGCAGACTTTGATGATGATAAAGTCCTACTTTACCTTCCCACCGACCATGCCTTTGCTTCGAAATGACGGTTAGCTGGTCAAATGTTTTATCAAAATATTCCTGCTCCTTCTCATCTAATTGACCAAGTTCTTTTAGTGATTCCCTTTTCTTATTGGCCCAGCAGATAACTAGGTTATCAACTAAGTCAACTAGGGCACTTGAGCCTTTGACATCAAACTTTGTAGGGATGTATTCCTCACCCGCGCTCTGGGGCTTTCTCACGTGAGAGACTAAATGGATGTGAGTATTTAAGTGTTTTGCCGACCAAGCCAGCCGATTGATAATGTCTGCCTCACCCTCTCGGTTCTCCACACCAATGCCACACTTAGCTAGGGAATCAATCATGATATGGTCACACTTTAAAACTTGGCCGCAGTAATTAACAAAGCCTAATATTTTCTCAGTCTTAACTGAGTCAAGCTGGTCATAGATAACAAGATGCTCATTAGCTAAGTCCATGAAAGTATTGATAAATTCCTGACTCGGTTGACCCTCCGTAAGCCCTGCTGCTTGCTGGCACATTCGCCACAGCGTCTCCTCTGGCTTCATTTCAAGTGACGCAATAGCAATTTTCTTGCCTTGGCACATCAGCGATAGAGCTACCTGACCTAATACCATTGATTTTTTGTGGCCATTCATACCAGCCCACAATGTGACCTCGCCAGCCCGCAGTTTGAAACGCTGACTTACCTTGCTCCAGGGCAATAAGTCACCGGACAATTCGAGGTTCTTTGCCCTCTCATGTATCTGCTCACGCCAGAATCCAGCATGGTGTATCTCTTGGGCTTCGGCTTCGCCTATGATGGAAATATAGTCTCTAAAATCCACGTTATGGGGGATATTCAAATTATTATCTCCCTTGGCTTGAATTCTTTATCTTCTCTGCGGTTTCTTTTCCACGTTCTAACCGCAGCTTTCCAACTTTTCATATGAAGGCCAGTGCTTAGCTGCCAGCCCCTTGCTTCGTAATAGTCACAGAAATGATTACCATCAAGCGAAAAGCCTATTTGCTGTGCATACTCCTCAACCTCATTAGGTTTGGGTCTACTAAACACTTTGGTATTGGTAATGGTCTTGGTCTTGGTATTGGTAATGGTAGCATTGCCTTCGCATTGCGTTCGCATTGCGTTCGCATTACCACTGGATTGCCATCGCTTGTTTGCTGATTCTCTGGCCTTGATAGACTTCTCTTGGTACTTGGCAATCTCTGCATCGGCGCGTGAACTGTGCCAATGCTTGTCAATTAGCGTGAAAAACTCAGTAAGCACATATTGAATGGCTTGGGTATCGTCTAGCCTAATGCGCTTGGACAGAAATTCGGAATCATCTGGTAATGGCTTTTCGTGCAGATAGTAGTAATCCAGCAATCGCCGATACGTTATATCTTCAATCGGGGATAAATGGTCTGTATGCGATTTAAAATCGCCAATATGGAACGGATAGAAGTTCATAAATCTCTCCAAGTAAGTCTCTCCATTAGAAAGCGCCAGCAGGGAGAGTGGCTGTTTTCACTACGGGAGCTACCCGCAG